GTCTTATCTTTTATAATAATTCCACTTGGTAAACTCAGTGTTGGACTAGGTGAGGCCTCATAACCTGCGCCTGTTTCAATTTTTTTAGTGTTAAGTAATCTTCCTATTTCTGTACCATAAGGTATTACTTTAGCACCTAAACCTGTTCCACCAACTACGGCTGTAGGTAAAGATGTATAACCACTACCACCATTTATAATTCTTATATCTGTAATATCTTCATTACCTGATCCGGCTTCTTGTACAATTTTATTTCCTGTATATACATCACCTCTGACAGTTTCATCTTCTAATACTATATGGTCTGTTGATGTTGCGCCTGTTGTTCCATTCTCTGGTGTAATTCCACCATTAACAACTGATACTTTTGCTATGGCACCACCACCATTTGTATTAGTGTTTGTAAATGTTATATCATCACCTATGGCATAACCTGAACCAGCGTCATCTATTAATAGCTCTGTAATTTTTCCTGATCCTACGTTATCAACTTGAATAATAGCAGATGTACCACCACCCGTTAATGTAATAGCATCATCAGGTGATAATAGACTACCATCATTTGTAATAGAAACAATATCTGGTATGCCTGTGACAGTTGCTTTTATAAAAGTATCTGAAGTATCTGAAGATGTACCTCTTATTTCTTCTGATGTTACAAAAGTACCTGTAATTGTATCTTCGTTTAATATAAATTCTGTTACTGTGTTAGAACCTATTTGAAATTTAAATATATTTTCTATTATAGCAGTTGCGCCAGATGTTTGACCTGTAATTGTTCGTCCTACTAAATCTGATGTTTCACCAACAGTACCAATTGCTCTTAATATTTTTTTCGTATCAAATTGACCATCTGATACTCTTAACATTTGCTCTCTAGGATAAATTGTTTCAGAATCTAAATTAAATAAAAATCTAAAAAATACTTCGTGTCCTCTTTGAGTACCTTTTGCTCTATAAACTGATTTAATGTTTTTAATAAGTTTTCTTTTATCTACATTACCATCTAAAGTTTCAGGTAAAGTATTTAAAAACTCATTTCTAAATTTTGTTAAGAAGTTTGATATTGCTTTATCAGGATCACGGAAGTTTAATAAGTCTTGTATATTATTTACAGGATTAGGTCTATAATTAGATATAGTTGCTCTTGCTGTAGAAGTTGCACCTATGATAACCTCATCTTGTATAAACTTATCTTGTGCTGATATGAATAATCTATTATTAACTAAATCTTCCGATAATACAGTTGCAGTTGCGTTTGAAGTTTGACCTGTAACTATTTCACCTCTTTCAAATTTACCAAAACCAGTGTCTTCTAATAATATTTTATCACCTTCATCTAAAGATGTTCTATCTGTATCTATTTTAGTAGCATTTAATACTAAACTATTTGTTTGTGCTGTTTCAGTTTCTAATTGAATACCATCAGTTAATTCTATGTTCGCAAGAGTAACCTCTGCGGATTCCATAAACTTATAATACGATTTAACAAACTCTAAAAATTTAGGGTGATCGGCAAGTACAAATTCTGGTACTTGTTGATTTATAAGATTGGTTATTTTTTTGGTAAACTTAGCCATTAGTAACTACTTGTTGTTGTATATCCTACTCCTGCGTCAGCAGAACCTCCAACAAAAGTATCAGCAGTTACTGTAATAGATGAATTTGCTGTATCAATTTCTAATATTTGATCTCTCACTGGTACTACATCATTTGAAGAAGGTAAAACTGTTAATTCTATTTTAGATGAAGCTGCGCCTCTAATATTTTCTATACTTAACACACTTAACGAATTAATAATTATTGCGCCAGTATCATAATCAATAGTGCCTTGATTTTCATTTGCATAAACTCTAGTTGCGCCAGAGAAACTATATCGTCTTATATTACCTTGTCCATCATCATCTAAATAAAATATTGTTGAACTATCACCTGATACTTTAAAACCAGATGATTCTAATATACCACCTTCTGCTGCTTTATGACCAGAGTGTGGATTATATAGTGCGTTTCTAAAGTAAACATTATATTTTGTAGAAGTTGATAATGTTGGTGTAAAATCTTTTCTAATTTTTAAAGTTGTTATGTTAGATAATATAGAACTATCTGTTGCATCAATCAAACCTGATACTTTTGAGTATCTAAAGATACCATCAAATTGTGATAGTGTATTTGTATTATAATTTGTTAATGTAGTTAATACATTTGATTTTAAAGTATCAGCTGTTTTAGTTGTACTTTTTGCGTCAAATTTTATATTACTTGTTAATAATATTTTAGTAATTTCTGGATCAACAATTTCTGGTCTAACAGCAGCAACATTATATTTTTTTAATTGAGTTACTAAATCTGTTTTAGTTGTATTTGTTAAAGTAGAACCTGACGCTGCTTTAATTGCAATCTTTACTACACCATAAACTGGGTTTTCATCATCTTCTCCACCCCAAGCAGAAACTGATTGTGCGTTAGGATACAGTGATTGTACTATCGTTTCATAATCACCAGTAGTTACAGCTCTGTCTTGTGCTGAATATTGTAAAGGTGCATTATATCTAATTGATTCTTTTGTTTGAGCTTCTGAACCACCTTGAGCATTTGATACAGTAGTTAATGTAACATCTGAAAAACCACCAATGTTACCTGATAGTGTAAATGAACTAGCGCCATTTGCTTCATCTTTATTTGATACAATGTATTCTAGTATAACAATGTTACCATCGTCTAATTTATTTCCTAATACATCATCACCAAAATAAACTTCAAACTTACCATCTTCCATTTCTTGTAAAAAATAAACTTTTGAAGTAGCTGATATAGAAGTAATACCTGTTGCTAATGTATATGTGCTAGTAGTTGTATCACTAGCTGAATTTTGTACTGATACTTTTAAAGTTGTTGTATCTGCGCTTACACTTGGTATAATAAATCTTTGGTCAACATCTGTACTATCAACTGTATATTTAAATGTAACTAAAGTACCTTCAAAAATAGATATGTTTGAAAATTTGTAAATACCATTTGTTGGTGTTAATGTGTGTTCTGCATTAGTAACAAACTGATAAGTTTCACCATCAACTGTTGTTGTAAATGCTGTACCTTTTGCCATAGTAATTGTTGCAACAGAAGAAGCAATATTATTCATCAAAATATCGACTGTTGCTGTAGGTGATTTGGGTGATGTAGGTGTATAACCTAACATCTTTGCTAATGATACAATATTTTTTCTAATATCAGCACTGTCTAGGTACATTTCATTTGCTAACATATTAGCATTGAAACCTAGGTAGTGTGTATTGTAAGCAAGTAAGTCTAGTAGAACAGCAAAACCAGAACCTTCAAAATCATAATCTTGGAATTCTGATTGATCTTGTAAAAATGATTTTAAATTTGCTTTTATATCGTCAAAATCAAAATCTGAAACTTGTAATTTATTGCTTGCCATCTTATCTTAATCTTTCTAAAAATGTTTCTACTGTAATTGGGTTTTGTATTCCTATAACATAAAATTTAATTTCAAGTCTATATGCATTTCTATCAATATCAGGATCAGCTAAAATTTGTGTTATCTTTGCTCTTGGCTCAAAGTTGTTTAACACTTCTTCTACTTTTCTTTGTAAGTTTAAAGCAGTCAATGGTGTCATTGGCTCAAATAATAACGCTCTTACGTTACCACCAATCTCTGGGTGGAAAGGTCTTTCAAAGTGATTAGTATTAATTAAATTTCTAACACTTCTTTTTACTGATTCAACATCAGTCAATTTATTTACATCATTTGTGACAACATTTCTACCAAAGTCTAAATCTAAATCTTTGTAAATTCTAGTAGCACGTTTACTATTGTTAGTTGCGTTTAGATTGGCCATACCAATATTTATACACTATTAACCAGCGTTTACGTTTGAACTACCAGAAATACTATGACCACAAGAAGCGGTATCACCTGCTCTAACAACACCTATACTATTTACTTTTACAGTAGAAGAACTACTGTTCATTGGTGGTGTAGGTGCGTGTGGTGGTATACCATGACTTGCTACCTTATCACCTAGTCTTACAACACCCTTACTATTAACAGAAACATTAGAACTACCCTCTATGGCAACACCACCAGCCAAATCTTGTCCGTTTCTACTAATACCAGGCATTATTTTCCTTGTGAGTTGTAAACTTTAAATGATCTTTTACGAGATTTGTTCATAGAACTCTTTTTAACTCTTTTACTTGTGCCTTGTGAAGTCTTTTTAGGCATTCTTTCATGCGCTATAAATGATTTCGCTAATTTTGCCATTATCTACTTGCCTCTTTTGCTGCTTTTAGTGCCGCTTTTCGTTTTTCTGCGATTAACGCTTGTCTTATTTTACGACCCATTGGTATTTCTACAGATTGACTGATTTGTTTACCTTTTTTACTCACATATTCGACACTAATAAATCTATCTTTGTAATCACCTTGTACAGCTCT